AAATATGGCCAGATTGTTGAGGTTGCGTTTGTTTCGGAAACTACGGTGCGCGGCAAGCAATTTGTGTACGTTGAAACGCACACGCTGGAAAACGGCGTATACGTGATACAGAATAGATATTTTCAGGATACAAAGGGTAAACTCATCCCTGCCGACCTGTCCGCTGGGATTGCGGAAAAGGTCAACACAGGATCGCCTTACCCGTTTTTCTCAATTATACGTCCCAATACGGTGAATCCGTATAAGAATAATCTAGGTTTGGGCTGCGCGGTTTTTTCGCAGGCTGTTGATTGCTTAAAGGGCGTGGATTTAGCTTTCAATAATTTCTGCCGGGATTTCAAACTCGGCGGCAAGAAAGTATTTTATAGCCGGGAACTCACCAAAACAGCGGGTGTGGATGCGCAGGGCAACCCCATATACATACCCCCAGATGATATGATGCAGCAGCTTTTTGTGTCCATCGGCGATGAGTTTCGAGACGATAAAAATTTAGTGCATGAGTTTAACCCGGCATTGCGCGTGGAAGATAACCGGAACGGTGTACAGTCCCAGCTTGATTATTTATCATTCAAGTGCGGCATGGGCACGAGGCACTATCGTTTTGATGCGGCCTCCGGCATAGTAACCGCCACTCAATACACGGGTGAAAAACAAGAGCTTAAACAGAATGCTGCCAAACACGGCATCGTGATCAATAAGGCCCTCGCCAGCATAACGCGTGCCACACTGTGGGCGGCTAAAAATATGCTCGGTAAGCAGGTAAACCCGGAGGCTCCAATCAAAATAGAGTTTTCCGATGGCTACATTGTAAGTGATGAGGAAAAGAAAGCGGAGGATCGGATGGACGTGGCGCAGGGCATCATGCAGCTCTGGGAGTATCGCGCAAAATGGTACAGCGAGGACGAAGCTACGGCTAAAGCGGCGGTACAACCCATGGGGCCGGTGTATGGGCAAAACACGTACGAGGAATAACTGATGCTTACTTTTCGACAACTGGACGATCTGCCGAATGCTGTTGAGGAAATCATCGCCGCCACGGAGCAGGCTATTATAAACGACATGGCGCGCCGTATTGCCAAAATGGACGGCGTTACGGATACTGCTCAGTGGCAGGCTCTGCGGCTCGAGGCTATGGGTGCATCGCATGATTACGTCATAAAGGAATTAAGCAAGGCGCTGAATATGTCGGAGCGCGCACTCATAAAGATATTTGACGAGGCGGCCACGCGGGCAATGGCTGCCGATGATAAAATATATCGCGCGGCAGGGTACAACCCTCTCCCCTTGTCCGAGGACTGGTATATGCAGCAAACCATACGTGCCGGGCTTATCAAGACACTGGGCACGTATAGGAATCTTACTAGCACAACAGCCAACACGGCTACGCAGCAATTTGAAAGGGCGCTCGATCTTGCTTACAGCAAAATAAAATCGGGCGCCTTTTCTTATCAGCAGGCAATCCGCGTCGGTATACGTGATCTAACGGTTAAAGGCATTGCTGCGATCACCTACCCCACTGGGTGGGTTGATTATTTGGACGTAGCTTTCAGGCGAGCAACGCTTACCGGTGTAAACCAAACCTGCGCCGAAATGCAGTTGCAACGTATGAAAGAGCTGGGTACGGATTTGGTAGAGACCACAGCGCATCACGGCGCGCGCCCGGAGCACGCCGCTTGGCAGGGTAAGTGGTTTTCCCTGTCCGGCATGTCGGATAAATACCCGAATTTCTACACCGCGACCGGCTACGGCACTGGGCCAGGCCTATGCGGGTGGAACTGTCGGCACTCATTCTTTCCGGTGATCGAGGGGTTGTCCAACCATGAGTATAATTACGACCAGCTGCGCGGGTATAACAACCAGACCGTGAATTATAACGGCAAGGACATAAATCTGTACGATGCCACCCAGCAGCAGCGGTATATCGAACGTGGTATACGCCGCTGGAAACGTGAAGCGAGCGCGCTGGATGCCGCCGGGCTTGATAACAGCGCGGCCATTGGCAAGGTGCGCGATTGGCAGGCGCGACAAAGAGATTTTATTGACCAAACCGGGCTTACCCGTGATTATTTCCGTGAGCGCGCAGGTGCGCAATATTCGGCATAGGAGGAAAAGATGTCAAAATCAACCATTGCAGTTTGCCCAAAATGTGGTAAGCAATCAACCTTTACGCATAAAAAAGAACAGCTGGACAACACTGTCGAGCACACGTTCCTCGAATGCGCGCAGTGCAGGCACAAAGCGACGATTTTTTACACGGATCAAGCCACAAGGGCCGCATTGGATGAACAAAAGGCGCTCTTTGATGCGGGAAAGCGCACGGAAGCAAAGGCGAACGCACCAAAGGTGCAGGCTATGTTGGATGAGCTTACAGCAAAATACGCAGACGCATAATCAACAGATCGAGCAAGACCGCAGCAGCGGTCTTTTTTGATACATATTATCCCCTCGCGCGGGGAACAAAACAATGCGCACCGCGATACCGGGACTGGCCGGATAAAAAGGACAGCGGAGAAAGGATTATTATGTTGGATTGGTTAAAAGTGATTCTCGGAGACAGTTACACGGATGAAATCGACAAAAAGGTTTCTGATGAAATCGGAAAAGGGTTTGTTGCTCGTTCTGATTTTAATGGCGTCAATGACACCAAAAAAGGGCTAGAGCAACAGTTGGAAGCTGCAAACAAAGCTATCGCTGACATGAAAAACAACGCGGGTGACGCTGAGAAAACAGCTCAAGCAGTGGAAAATTGGGAAAAAAAGTATAACGATGACACCGCAAAATTGAAAACAGACCTCGAAACCACAAAATATACCCACAATATCGAGGCTTTGTCATTCAAGGAAAAGTTTTCCAGTGAAGCCGCTCGCAAGGCTTTTGTTGCAGACCTTGCTGCAAAAAAGCTGCCTTTCGAGGATGGCAAGCTCGTCGGCTATGACGATTTTAAAAAATCCTACATGGAATCCGACCCGGGTGCTTTCGCCCAAAAAATTGATGGCACACCCGCCAAAATATCCACAGGCGGTGAACACAGCGAAGAAAGCAGCGGAAACACCGATGCCAACTCGTTGATGAACAGTTTTATTAAAAGCACAGTAAAAGGAGAATAAAAATTATGCCTATGATATCCAGACAAGATGCGGGCGCGCTCATCCCTGAGCCGGTAGTCCGCGATATTATTTCAGGTGTTCGCAAACAATCTGTTGCTATGCAGCTGATGCGCCGCCTACCTAACATGACCACCGCCACACAGCGGCAGCCTGTTCTTTCCATGCTTCCGCAAGCCGATTTTGTGAATGGCGACGCAGGTATGAAGATCACCACAAATATGGCGTGGGATAAAAAGGTGATGGTGGCAGGCGAGATCGCTGCTATCGTTCCCGTTCCGCAGGCCGTTATTGACGATGCACAGTACGACCTGTGGGGCGAAGTCAAGCCTGCGTTGATTGAACGGATCGGGCGCGTGTTTGACCGGCAAGTGTTTTCCGAGCGCAACCCAAAAGCTCCGGTAGAATGGCCGGAGCCGCTTATCCCGGCAACGGTAGCAGCGGGCAATGTTGTTACTGTTGGCACAGGCACGGATATCGCCGAGGATGTAAGCGCCCTTTTGAGCTTGCTGGAGGAGAGCGGTTACGATGTGACGCGCATTGCCGCCCAGATTGCCCTGCGCGGGCGTATGCGCAACCTGCGGGATTCCAACGGCAACCCGATATATCAGCCTATCGCAGGAGATCAGCCCGGTACTATCTACAGTGTACCGACCGAGTTTGTTGCCCCGGGCACATGGGATGCCACTAAAGCTCTGGCCCTCGCGGGTGAATGGGGCAACGCAGTTTATTCCATTCGTCAGGATATGACATTCCAGATTTTTGATACTGGCGTTGTGTCCGATGATGATGGCAAAGTCGTGTACAACCTCATGCAACAGGACATGGTCGCGCTTCGTGCGGTCATTCGCTTGGCATGGCAGGTTGCCAATCCCGTGGACATCGATCGTGATTACGGTACGGGATTCCCCTTTGCCGTACTTGTGCCCACACCGTAAAGGAGGCGCGGTATGAAAGTAAACATGCTTGCTGTCACCTATTGGGGTGGCAAGCGGCTTAACCCAAACGACATGCTTGAAGTGGAAGATAGCACTGGTCAGCGTTGGGTAAAGGCTGGCATTGCCGAAAAGCTGATCAGTAAGCCCGCAAAGAAAGCGGACACAGAAAAGGAGTAACAGGTGATGGCTACATTCGCAGACTACGTTTTTTATAAGCAGCATGGGGGCGCGTTGTCCGAAACCGAATACACGGCAAACGTAGATGACGCGCACGCAGAAATCCTGTCCCAAACACTCGGCAGAGCCAATAACGCTCCTGTCGAAATGCAGGAAGCCGTAAAGTTATGCGAATGTGTGCTTGTGGATGTCATCGCTGCTTATGGGCAAACCGACAGCATACTACCCAAAGGGGTAAACAGTGTCAACAATGATGCCTTGTCGGTGTCCATGGGCAGCAGCGGCGCAACCTTATTGCAGTCCAGATCGGATGAGTGCGCTGCGGTTTGCGCCCGATATCTACAGTGGCCTATAAACCTAATGTGCAGGTGGATATGATGGTTGGTTTCGATAAAACAATCACGCTTTACAACAAACGGTATGACCCGACCACCAAAAAGATCAGCTGGCCTAAAATCGTCATCCACAATGCAAGCTGGGCGGGGTGCCAAAAGGTCACGACTGGCGAGGGGCTTACATCCAATGACGGATACAGTGTCAGGATACGGGAGCGCGATATGCCGCTCGGTTTCGTGGAGAAAGACGAGTATCGGGCACTGCCCGATCCCGCTGGGTACTGGACGGCGCAAAACGGCGATGTGGTGATTCTGGGTGCGGGGTCGGACGTGGTGGACGGTATTACGGAAATTACAAAGCGGTTTACAAATTGCTTTACGGTGATCGCCGTCCATACCGACAACCTCCGGCGCCCACTGCCCCACTTGCGACTGGAGGGTAAATAAGATGGCAAACAGAATTGTTATAACCACCCCGCGTGGCGCTGTGTTCCATGTGCAGACCAAAACCGGCAAGGTAAACGCCGTCCTCGAATGGGATGACAATTTCGGCAAGCGGTACACTGATAATTTCACACAGGCGCAGAAGTTTATCGACAATGAGGTTCTGCGCTTTTGTTCGTCTCGTGTGCCCTACCAAACGGGTATGCTCCAAAAGTCCGGCATTCTGGGTACGGTGGTTGGCAGTGGCGTGATTCAATACATTGCCCCCTATGCTGCCCCACAGTATTACAAAACCAAAAGCTCAAGGCCCTACGATTCCAACAGGGGTGCGTATTGGTTTGAGCGTGGGAAAGCGGTTGAGGGCAAGCGGATATTACTCGGCGCACAAAAACTGGCCGGAGGTAGATAATGAACACGATTATAGAGGGGCTGATAGAATATTTTGGAAATTGCCCACTCATGGCAGACGGTCGTTTGAATATGGACTATCTGCCGGAGAAAGGTACGGAATACGCCCTTGCCACGCAGCCCACCGATGAGGTGGTGTACTCCTACGTTGGCGGCGGTGCGCGTTGCAGATATCCGTTTATTATCAGCAGCGTTTTTGATTATGGCCCCGGCGAGGCGCAAAACGTAATGAATTCCGGTTTTTTTGAGACGTTGTCCGATTGGCTCAGAAAGCAATCGCGTGTGCGAAACCTCCCAGAGTTGCCGGTGGGCATGACCGCGCGCAGTATTCGTGCGATCGGCCCCGGTTATCTTTATGAGCCTGATGTTGATGCCGGGAAATATCAAATCCAGTGTGAGCTGGAATATTACAAAAAAGGAGATAGATAAAACATGAAACTTTCTGATCTTATGCAGGGCTATTCGCCCAGCCCAACTTTTGAGGGGGCGACCACTGCTGATGATATGGTCTTTGCGATTGACTTCACCGGCAGTGCGGCTGATCCCAATGAGTTTACGGTTGCGCAGACCGGTATCACTGAGCAATCGGGGGCGCTGTCTGCGCAAACGCAGGACAGCCAATATCTGCGCACCGGGCAGGTCACCATCAAAACGGGCACGTCCCGCAGCTTCACCATAAATGGTGATCGCATCGTGGGTGATGAATTTCAAGACTCCATGCTCTCCTATACCCTCAAGTTTGGCACTGGGCAGGGCGTTATACGGCCGTATGTGTATTTCAATCTGCTCACGGGCAAGGGCGAACGCGGCAACGTGTCTATCGCAGTGGAGGATGATCTTTCCGGCGCGGCTGGTGAGAACGCGTCGTTTAGTGCGACACTGACATCTACCGCCAAACCGGCAGAGTATACCTACGCCCCCGGCACGCCGTAATGGAGGGCTGAAACATGGCTAAAAACGAAACGGCGCGTGTGCCTGAAAAGTACGACGTGCTGATCAGTTTCACCGATGACGCCGACAAAAAGGCCGCAGATGGCGAAAACGTGTACTGGGCTGGTAAAAGCAAATATCCGCGCGACGGGTATACGCCGCCAGCCGAGAGGGTGTCCTTTCTGCAAAGTGGAAACACAAGGTTTAAAAAACCGGTCATCGCAGGTAAGGATGAAAAGTAACGACATATGGGCGCTGGCTTGTGCTGGCGCCCTTTTTACAAAGGAGGTACAAATCTTATGTTGACAGTAAAGGGTATTGAATTAGATTTTGATATCACGTCCCCCGGTGATCTCGTGCGTTACAAAGAGGCCGGAGAGCGCATGGAGGCTGAGGCAGAAAATATAGCGGTTCCGCAGGTGAAAGCAGATGATCCTGCTTTCCTTGATTCATATATTGATATGCTCAATTCGGAGCTGCGGCTGTTTGGTAATTTCATTGATGACGTGTTCGGGGATGGAATCGCAGAGCAGCTTTTGGGGAACAACCCCAGTTTGAACAAAGTAACCGAAATAAACGACGCGCTGGGCGAGGCAATGGAAAAACAGGGTAATGAATTTGGCGTGAAGCTGCAAAAATACAAGCCCAACAGAGCATCGAGGCGCGCGAAGAAATGAACATCCTGCTGATGGAGGGACTGCCGGAAGAATACGAGGGTATTCCCATTTCGGCTGATTTCCGCAACATGGTACAGGTTGATCTGATCCTGCATGACCCGGAAGCATCCGAAGTGGAAAAAACCATTGCTGCGCTGGAGCAGCTGTACCCGGTCATTCCACAAGACGTGCACAAGGCCATAGAGGGGCTTACGTGGTTTTTTGCACGCGGACAGGTCAAAACGTCCGAGGGCGAGGGTAAAAGCCCTAAAAAGGCGTTTGATTTCGATCAGGACGCAAACGTAATCTATGCGGCGTTTTATGCCACTTACGGCATAAGCCTCACAACGGTGGAGTTTTTGCACTGGTGGGAGTTTATGGCACTGTTTGAGGGGCTGCCGGAAGATACGCTGATGAAGCGTATCATATACTGGCGCACCGCTGATCTGAGCGCCCTGCCAAAGCATGAACGCAAGCACGTACAGAAAATGCGCCGTTTGTTTGCACTCAAGCGCCCGGACACCGAGCCGATGAGTGTGGAAGAAATAAACCGACAGACCAAAGAACGCGTTGCACAACGGTTTGAAGCTGCGCAACGTGCGCTGGAGGAAAAGCAAAAATGAAGATAACCATTGAAGCCGAACCCAAAGAGGTTAAGGTGCTCATTATGGAGTTATACCCCGTGCAGGTTTTTGGCGATGAATACATTGAAAAACTGGAAAAATGGACGGACGAGCATCCAGAGTTTTTCAACGGGCCAGAAGATCAAACTCCGGATGCTTTGGTTACTGCATTTGACGCCGCCTCAATTAACACAGATTATCGGAGCACGGTCAGGAGTGAGATGGATCGTCATCAAGCTCATAAAGATACGCAAGGGCGCTAACTACAGCCTGAGCGGCGCACATACTGGCGAGAGCGACTACTCTTTCATCGTCCTCTGTGCTTTGACGGTTTCGCGGGTTGTTTTGTTTATGACTGTTGACATATCCCTTAATTGTTCTTCAGTTAGTTTTTTCATTTGTAGTACCTCCTCTGCCCCACCATTATATCATGGGAATGCGGCCTTGACGACCCGCCCCGGCAGTGGTATATTCTGAGTAACAAAGGAGGCGATGAGGTATGCCTGAAAGTAAAGCCGTGAAAAGAAAGATTAAACCCGCTACTATCATCACGATAGTAATAGTTGCTTTGATTGCTGTTGGGATTGGGAGTTGTTTCCATTCTTGTTTTAACGCGGAATCGACCATCCCAGCCGAAGAGCAAAACGATATTGATCGTATAATTGAATTGTACCAGTCGTATGAGAGCTTGCACGGTAAGGAAAAAGCAGATGAAATGATAAAACCGTTTAATGATGAGTTTTATACGAAATACGGATACCGAGTAGCGGTTTAGCGACCAATGATGAGCAGCATTCCACACTACTAACTGTGTAAAATCTTAAACCACCAACCTGTACAGGACGGTGGTTTTTTCATGCACAAAAAAAAGGAGATAAGCACTGTGGCTTACGATGGCACCCTAAAATTTGATACGTCCATGGAGACAAAGGGTTTCCAGAAAGGCGCAGACAATCTCGGCAACATAGTAAAAGGCATGACCGTTTTTAAAATACTTGAAAAAGGGTTTAATGCCGTTGTTGGATCGATGGATGCCGCTGTATCTCGTTATGATACGCTCAACAGATTTCCAAAAATCATGGAAAAGTGGGGATATAGCACTGATCAGGCTGAGGCCGCAACTAAAAAACTCTCCAGCGGAATAGACGGGTTGCCCACCACACTTGATGAAATTGTGGGGAGTACAAAACAACTTGTCGTTGCCACAGGGGGGCTTGATTCCGGCGTGGATTCTGCTCTCGCTCTAAATAATGCTTTTTTGGCAAGCGGCGCGACATCTGATGAGGCCAGCAGAGGGCTGACACAGTATATACAAATGTTGTCGAGTGGAAAAGTTGATGCTCAGAGCTGGAGAACACTCAACGAAACCATGACATATGCTTTACAAAAAACGGCAGAGGCTTTTGAGT